GACGATTGAGGATAAGCTGATAAGCAGCAGCCTGAACAGCCGGCGGAGCGGAGTTCATCTCGTCGAGGAACAAAATAATGTGTTTAAACTGAGCAGCAAACTCCTCGGTCGGAAGTTCGACCGGCGGCGCCCAAGACATAGTATTGTCGTTGGCGCTGTAATACGGGATACCCTTAATATCAGTAGGTTCCCAAAGCGAAAGTCGCACATCAATAACGTGTGCGGACATTTCATCACCGAGCTGGTGAATTGCATCGGACTTGCCAATGCCGGGAGGACCCCAAATAAAGATAGGGCGACGCTTCTTAAAAGCATGGCGCAAAGCGGACTTAGCACCACTAATGCTAACTGTGCGGACATTTAGATCGGACATAATGTTGGCTCCTTGTATTACCGTCTATGCTGTAACTATAGCACCTTAAAATTATTCGTCAACAGCGTTTCAAAACTTTGTGAGCCAAAATGTCTAATATTTTATTTTTTCAATTTCTCGCTGTCTTGCCATAGCTTTGGCTGTTCCATATTTTCGGACGTCGCCTGAGAAAAGAATAAGTTCCGCGGCTTTCTTTTCTTTAAACACATAAATTTCACGATTAGTGTAATAATTTGGACAATCGATAAAATGGTCCAACCAAAGTATTATTTGGGTAGTAAAAGTAAAGTCTTTTGGAAATTCAATTTTGTAACATTTTAAGTTTAATTGGTTTTGGACAAAGTCGAAACCTTCGTCTGTGAGAGTGAGACTTTCGTTTAATTTTTGTCGAGGATTTCTCCACCATTTAAACAGATACTTGCGAACAGTTTTATCATCTGTAGGCATGTTTGCTTGTGATAAAAATATTTTGGTGTAAACGTCCTTTAACCCTGACATAAATCTATTTAGTGACTAGGGATATATCTGTTCGCCTTTTGTTAGCTTTACGACAGAAAAGTCGTTACACTTAAAAAGAACATTTAATTTCTTAGCAAGGTTTAGAGCATGTCCTTGATTACTAAAAGATGTCTTTTTATATTTTGGTCCAGGATAGCTGGACACTAGGGAGTTGCTTTTCAGATTGAAAGGCTGTCCTTTATAAAAGACAGCCCAGATTGCTTCTGCATCTAAAATTTGCTCTACTTTATAATTTTTCTTATTAGTGTATTCTAATAAAATAGTAGGTTTTGGACGACTCATATTACACTTCCCCAGTATAATATTTATCGTAAATCCAATTAAAAACCGCCACCGTCCATGGTTACAGTAGTTACAACTTCTTCAACTGTTTTCTCTTGATAGTTGTCAATCACACGTAAATTTAAAAGACTGAGGTGATGAACTAAATTCTCAGCCTCGGCAGTTGGAATACGTATTTCTTTTTGACCACTTTTTGCAGCCAATCTAACTTTCTTAATAAACTCTTCTAGAGTTGCTATAGATATTTTATCGTTCGACATTACTCATTACCTGTCGTAGCTCTAGCTCAGTCTTGAAAGGACCTTTGCTTTCATACCTCTGTATAGTAATTAGCTTTGGACAGAAGCTTCTTACCCAACCTTTGTCAAAACGTATAGCATAATAACCAGCACAATAAACGCTCTTGCTGGCATCGCTCTTTGTAAAGAGAGGTAGTTTACGCTTGATGTCATACATTGGGTTATGTGGGACGCTATTGGTTGGAAATCCATAAATTTCGTTTGATTGCTTGGACTGATCAGTTTTAGCAGTAACGAAAAAGTTTTTTCCAAATTGCTTTTCCAGAGTTTTAATGTCTTTATAAATCGCCTTCTGTTTATTACTAACAAGTACGAACTTGTTCGATTCATCTCTCTGTAAAGTTCCAATTTTGTCGTCTCCACTTTCTATAATCCAAAACTTACCATCAATAATCGGTTTTGCTTTTATGTTCATTTTTTACTCCGGATATTTGGCATTTAAGGGTTCTGCAAAACTCTGTGCCTGCTCAGATACCTTAACAAGGTTATACAAGCCACAGAACTTTAGCAGTCTAAGTCCTACTTGATCAACATTCTTCGGGACACTACCTGTCTTGATAGTTTCCGCAATGATTGCTTTAATATCGTCAGGCTGATGCTTAAGATCAATAAGCCTACGATTACGTTCATAATCATCAAGTACACGGTGTTCAACACCTTCGTGATCAGCCCAACGCTGTAGCATAAGATTGTTCCATGCAAAACCTTTGTTTCTACGATCCTCGAAAGCCTCAAGAAGTTTAGTTTTGCGTACCTTAGGATAGGCACTAAAAACATTATCGGTAGCATCACCACGCATACACTTTTCAAAAAGAAGCCATTCTGGATCAACTGCTCCCTTAGGCTTTTTAGTCTTGTTATCAATGACTGGTTTTCCCTTGAGAGTAAAGGTTCCTTCGTGCGTAATGATGTGTTCGTTGATACCGTGGTACTGCTTAACATTAGGTGCAATAAGTTGAACAAAATCAGAGTCAGTTGAGATAATGATATGATTGTCGTTAGGATGAGATTCAATCCATCCTGCAATAAGATCATCAGCTTCAAGCTGAGGGTTTTGCAATACAGTACAATTAGTTTTTTCTGTAACAAATTCCTTAAATGCATCAAATGTATCCCAAAAGAGTTTATCCTCTTCTGCTTCTTTTTCAGTTAGAGCGGCGCGAGCCTCTGTGCGATTTCGTTTATAAGGTGTATAATAGTCTTTGCGCCAAGACCGACCCTCCAGACAAAATACGACATGGTTGCCTTGAAAGTCTTGCCATGCTTTTCTAATACTTGCCAATGTAACATGTAATGCCATCCCTAGTTTGGTATCTGTGTCTTGACGTGTCATAACATGTCGAGCACGGAAAAAAGTGTTTGCAGTATCAACGAGCAAATAGTTCATGTAACCCTTACTACCTTGTTTATGTTGTCTTCGGCTAGAACATTTTGGCACAACGCCTTGAACCAATTATCTAGGATTTCTTCATCTGTCTTGCCAGTATAACCTGCTTTTCGCAAATCGTCAATGAAGTAAGAGTTCCAATCCAATTCAAAGTATCCATTTGCTGGATCCTTTGGATCGATATGGGTATCAAGAACACATACATATGGCTGCTTATTTTTAGTAGCAAGCTCTTTTGGACTCAATACCTTTTCGGTTTCTAGAGCAGTTTCTGTTGGTACCACCACTTCGTTATTTTTGAATAACCAATTTAACATTTAAGTTCCCCATTCGTTTTTGTAAAGCGGAACTTGAATTCGTGGACTGAATCTATATCCAATATCACGAGCATAATCCGCAACTTGTCTTTCATTCATTTCGTAAACTAAGTTAACGCCGCCGACCGGCATTAAGTAAACTGGAATATCAATACCGGCTTCCTTGTATTTTCCAAGAGCTATTTGTGCATCTAATGCATCTTGTTCTGTAGCAATAACAAATTTAAAATAGCTTCTATGCTTTGGTAGCGTAAGATATTCTTTAACTACCTCGGGTTTAATAGCATCTTCCATCTTTTCACCACTACAAGGTAGTTTAGCACTAATGGAAAATACAATTTCAAGATTAAACCCTTCTGCAAGCATACGAAGATACTCTTTAAGATCTGATTCTAACGGTTGAGTACCATTTGTTTCAAATGTAAGATAACGTAAGTTCATTTCGCGATTGTTAATCTCAATGAATAGATCACGATACATCTTCTGCCAGCCTAACAACGGCTCGCCGCCAGTAATAATTAAATGCTTTTCACCAAATTTTCTATCAGGCAGTAATTCTTGGAAGCGATCTACAATTTCTTTAACAGTCATTGTTGGTGAAAGATGCTTAAATCTAGGATCCCAAGATGCATAACTGTCACAACCTGTGGGCACTAAAGGCAAATCTTTATAATCTTTATATTCCTTTGCCTTTGCTGCAATAGTATCACGTTCGGTTGAAACTTGCCCACGCGGCATGCCGAACGAACTGCATGTAAAATTACATCCAAATGTTCTTAAGAATATGCTAGGAGTACCAACATACAATCCTTCGCCTTGTAAACTATAAAAAATCTCAGATACCTTAATCTTCATTTTTAATTTCCTGTAAATTAAATCCTATTTCTCTTGGAGTTTTTCCTCTCCATTCTTTAATTGTTCTTCTACCTTCTCGATTAAGCGGAGTATCTAAGTTAGTTAAATACTTTCTTAATGTATTCCCATCAGTTATAACACATTTATTGCCTAAAAGTCTTTCTTTTTTTGCTCGATCTAATGCATCTAACCCGGATTCAAATTCTCCCCAGGGAGTAATAATATAACCTTTGAATTGATAGTTATTAGAACCTTTGATTTTTTTATAAAATTCTAATCTAACGTTAGTTTGAGTTTTTGGTTTTTTCATCCGAGATGTATCTTTTATATTCCATGTTTTACCAAGTTGTCCAGTTCCAACTAGTCCGCCGTTGCCTTTTTCTTCAGTTAAGTTTGCCCAGTTTGGGTTATTAACTACATCAAAATGTTTGGAATAAAATAGTCCTGCTTCTCTAAGTTCTTCTTTAGTTTCAAAATTGCCTATTACGCAAGTTACAATCCAACTGTTATGTTTTTTAATGTGGTTTAACCAACGTTTTCCTGAACCCTTATATAGATATGGATCTTGACTTGATGTTTTGCATAGATACATCAACCCGGTATTCATACATTTCTTAATCATGAGTTTGTGCATATAAAGTCCTCCAGACTATTTATGTGTGAAGGATTATAATCCGCCGCATTTAAGATAATTTGTTTTTGCAATTATTGCCGTGCCATCGATTATAATTTGCAGTAACACATTCCTTACCACAATGTTCGCAAACAACAGTACGGCGTTTAATACCAGTCATTCTTTCACTCATTTTCTTTTTCCAATGTTCGGGTTTTGGCATTCGACACCCCTTAGATCTACCCTCAGCAATTCTTGCTTTAGCATCTTCAGATAATTCTCTATTACGAATAGAATTTAACATTTTTTCGATAGTTTCTGGAGAATATATCTCTTCCCATTTCTTACCTCTTTTAGCTGCTGCTGTTTTTTCAACAGTAGCAGGATCTCTTTTAACCCCTATACGTTTATCAGCGGCAGCTCTTCTTTTAGCTTTTATATCTGGCCGTTGATTTATAAGAGCTCGTTTCTTTAATATTTTTTCTCTAAATTCAAGATCTTCCCATATTTTTTTTGCGATTGTACTTCTCAGTTGACGTTGTTCTTCTGTTAAATTTAATTTTTTGCCCCATGAAGGATTTTCTGGTCCTCTTTTAAAAAGTTTCTTTTTGCTTTTTTCTCCAATAAGTCGTTTAGTTTCGTCAGAATGCTTTTTTCCAAAAAAATGATTTTTTTCTCCCTTTTGAGTTTCGCTAAGTAGTTTAGAATACATAATTCTAAACGACTCATAGATTTTGCTATTAATCTTATAGTTATGATCATCTGTGACATGCATTTGTCTTATAAACGTATTAAAAGCATAAGCCATTTTGTGTCCGTACACTCCGGAAAAATTCATTTTCCAAAGGAGTGCATGAGCAATATAATGTTCTCTAGCAGTAAGCACGGCAATATTTGATTTATCATTACTACCACCAAATGATCTAGGAACAATATGATGTTTTTCTTTGTAGGCGTCCTTAGGTAATTTTCTATTTAATGCTTTAGTGATTAATTCTTCATACCACCTACTATATTTCGATTCTATATAAGGGAACTCCCAATCAATAACCATAAGTTTAGTCGTACCAAAACTCTTCCCAAGGGAACACAATCCATTCATCATTTTCTGCTTTATTAATTTCAGCAGAGTAGTAATCAACAGTTTGTTCACTGGATAAGTTATTGACTAATACAGCAATACGAACATTACTGCCCCAAATTTCCTTCCACATTTCGTGATCCGGAAGACAAGAGCTTTCCCAGTCTTGCTTAATCCAAGCAATAGTAGCTCCGGTGTCGTTAATATCGTCAATAACTAGAATATTCTTTTTCTGCTCAAGTGAATCAGGATATCCAAAAGCATCTTCGCTCATCCAAGCGTTCGTTTCAGGACCTGTGCCGTCGCCGTCACGCAAGCGGACGTCAAGGCTATAAGTTTTAATGCCTAGCATCTTACCAAGCATAATAGCAGGAAGATCGCCTCCGCTGTGAATTCCTACAATATAATCCGGCCTCCAGTTGTCACGAAACAACTTTACAGCAATATTTGTTACATGCTTTTCAACATCTTTCCAAGTAAGATAAGTTTTAGTCATTTTTTCTTTTCTCTTTGTAATCATCTTTAACAAGATTATACACCATCTTAAAGTTTTCGTATGCTTTTGCTAATGCAGGATATTCTTTACACATATCCTGCACTTTTCCAAAATCTGGCATTATATTTTCAAATTCTTCAAAAGTTAACCATTGATGTGATGCATCTAAATATGTTTCTTCAAGAACTGCCCATTCTGAACTGTCTTTTGTTCTATTTGGATGAATTATCATTGTCTTCTCCTAGCATAGATTCAATTAGCTTGTAATGATCGTATGCTTTCTTCAATGCTTCGTATTTTTCATGCTTTTCAAAATTAGGAATAATAATTAAAAGGCGTTCTCTTAAAGTTTGCATCAATATTGCCAATTCGTCAACATCGATCTTATTCTTATCAGTAGCAATGTATGGACCGTTTCCGTAAATATGAACACCATTGTTTGGCATTGTATAAGTGTAGGGAAATGTTGTAGTACCGACACCAATGCCTGTGTTTATTCCACCTAACCCTCCAGGAACAGTATATGTTCCTGTAGTTGGAGGATGACTACCCATTGTCCCGTAATATCCACCTGTTACATATGTACTATCAATAGTAGACAAATATGATTCGCCTGTATTAATAGTTGAAGTATCCATTGTTTCTTGTTCTGTTTTGTCTACAAATATATTTTTTAACCAACTCATTTATTTCATCCTTGATACTATATTAAAGAATTCCTGCTTCAAGTTAGGATCTTCACGAAACTTTCCACGCATAATAGAAGTAGTCATGTCGCTCTCGTGTTCGCGAACACCACGATGTGTCATACACAGATGTTCTGCCTGAACTAGAACAGCAACACCGTCTGCTTCGGTTACCTTTTCAATAGCATCGGCAATCTGCACAGTCATTTCTTCCTGAATCTGCGGACGACTAGTGATCCAATCTGTAATACGATTGAACTTACTTAGACCGATAACATTCTTACCAGGAAACACGCCGATGTAAGCCTTACCTTGAATAGCTTGGAAGTGATGAGCACAAGTTGAACGTATTGAAATAGGACCAGTTACATATAACTCGTCATATGCATTAGCATTTGGAAACGCTGTAATCTTTGGAACAGGATTGTAACGTCCAGAGAACACCTCGTTAATAAACATCTTAGCAACACGACGAGCAGTATCATGTGTGTTATGATCATTTTCGATATCAATGACAAGACTTTCGAGAACCTTCTTCATATTCTCTTCGACTTCGTCTATTAATAGTTCATATTCTTCAGGAAGAATATGCTCACTTATGTTGTCATTACAAAAAAATCGAACTCCACGCTCTTTCAAGCGACTAGCAATTAAAGCTGAAGTTCCGTTACACGTACAATTAGTCATAGTCATTAAATATCTCCGATGTTAACGCAGGGGATTGCGATTTGTTTATATTACAGTATTTAGGTTGTAGAATCAATAATTGTTTGATAAAGTTTATGACCGTCAAAATATTTTACTCCTACATCTTCGGCAATGCTTCTTGATTCTACTAACATAGGAACTTCATATTCGTTCATAATTTTATGAATAATAGCAATTAACTCATCTTTATGTTTTAGATATGATTCCCAGCTTTCAGTCCACTCACTAGGGTATAGTCTATTTCCAGGCCACATTTCTGAATAACTCAATCTATCAGGCATCAACGGGAAGGATCCCATCATTGCACCTTCGTACACACTTATGCCTAGTGTTTCTTGTAAGTTAGCACTGAAGACTATCTTAGACTCTCCTAATAATCTATAATATTCAGCCTTAGTTAATGTTGTTTCTTGTGCAAAAACCCATTCGTATTCAGGAGTTGAATTAGCAAGGTCTCGAGCAATCTCAGGTTGCTTTTCAGGAGCAAGACGATGTGGGAAAATAATTTTGTTTTCTTTAGGAGTAGTCATATATGAAGCTAATAGTTCGTACATATACTCCATTGGCCATCCGACTCGTTTTACACTAGGATGATGTTTCATAAAGTCTTCTACATCGTCACAACCAAACAGCCTATTAATAAACATTTTGATATGAAAGTCTGTAGCAAAAAAGTTATCATCGTAACAATAAAACATTGATGATTCAGCATTGCGAACCCAAGGAACATCACCAATAAGTCTTCCTAAGAAATCCTGTGGGTCATAGCTTCCGGCATGCCACATACCGCCAATTCTAATTTTTATGCCTAATAAAGACGCCATATACTTTAGCTGTATAACAGTGGGATTCCAAGCATCGGTATATAAGAAATAATCACCGTCTTTAATAGTGCCATTAGTAAAGAGTTGTGTAATTCTAATCATTTGCTGACTCTTATAATGATTAGTGCCAGCAAAATTCAGGAATGCACCAGGAGTGGTTACTTGAGGAACATGACCACCGGGAATCACAGTCGTTTCAATACCAGCTTCACGAAGTTGCATTGGTAGATAATGTCTCCACTGTTTAGTGTAACGAGTATCTACTGCTTCTAAATCAATTAAGTATAACATTGACGCGATCTTCTTCCCAGTTATTGTTTATTCTGTGACCTTTACGATAACGGTCAAACAACCCATATGGACTCTTATAATTCCATAGGTCTTTTTCATTATATACAAAGCCGAATTCTTTACAAAATTCAAGATAAGCATCGAGCTCGTCAAAAATTCTGTTAATATCGGGATAACGTGTATTAATCATTCTAGTCTCCATTTTTTGAAACAACCGTTTTCACCATCTTCACTAACTTCAATCCAGATATCTCTTTCTGGATATTTTTTTGCAATAGTTGCATATAGATCGTCTGCGATCATTTCACAACTTTTGTAATTCAATTCAAGTGTACCAGAATATAAACTCTCTAGCCATCTCTTGAATTGAATAAATTCTACTTCTCGATCATTATGAAAAACTTCAAGCCATACCTTAAAATGAAAGATATGCCTGTGAGGATATCCTAAAAAATTTACGTCTTGAAGTTTCTCATCTTCTAGTGCCGCTGGGTATTTATGAATACCTTCGCGCTTAAATGTAACCCAAATCATATTGGTATCAAGTAACATAATTGAATTGTAATCCATTTACTCTTCTCTAATAAAAATGCTATCAATTACAGTTGTAGTAACAGTTTCGGACGGAGAATCTGTAATAACAAGAGGCTTATCCTGAGTATATTTAGACCAATCAGTAAATTTACTTCTATCTTGTAAGTCATGTAACTGATGCACCCAAACACCTGGATTAGTTTCTCTAAAACCCGAATCGTCAATCTTTATACAAGTATTGTAGTTAAGCAATGTAGCATAAGGTAATTTAACAGAAATTTGTGTAATAAATCTATCATATTCATTCCACGCAGTTAGATTATCTATAATGTCGTTGTAATAGGAAATATCAAAATCTAAAGTAACCCAAAAGTCTCGCTTTAGCAGTTCATTAATAACTGCCTCCCAAAACATAAGATTGGTATTATTAAAACTTTGATTAGCACCTAGATAGATATGTTCGATACCCATATCCTCAGCAAGTTTTGCAACCTTGTCAGGATTATGTAAGCCTACAACAAAGAGTGTAGTCTTTCCATATACTGGAGTATGTTCTACTTCTGTACCGACGAAAAAGGTAACATCGTCTTTAGTACCATTGTTGTAGGCTCTTTCCATTACTGTGTCCTTAGCTGATGTTCGATTCGATCAATTTCTTCCTTAAGATGAAGCTTTTCTAACTTCAACTTATTAATCTTAAGATCGTCTACATAGTGATTGTATGCTTCATTGATCGTTTTGTCAAGTGCATCGTGTTTAGCTTTAATCATCTTGTAATGCGATTCGAGCTTATCCATTGTAATCATTCTACTGACTCCTCTAGTTTTTCAAGATTAGTTTCATCTAGCCCACTATCGTCTATATGGTGCTTAACCTCTACTTCAACTTCCTTAAACTTATCATTGTAAGCAGTTGAAGAGTTAACAGTTTTCTTTCCAGTAGCACCTCGTGTTCCGATAATACTGATCCAGAACTTGTTATAATCTTCAATAATTTTTTCTGCCTTTTCTCTATCGTCTGTTTCAAAGATTCTATCAACAACATCTCTGAAATAAATTCGATCATATCCTTCAATGAATAACATATTTGGAATTACTTTCGAATCATATTGCCTATTTGCTTCTTGAACAGAATTAATATGCATCCACACATTATGACCCATTTGAATAGCGTAGGAAAAACTGTCCCATGATGTTCTTCCTTCTTTGCCTATCTTATTTAGATCGCCTGGCTTATAAATGCATACATCTTTGACTAAAGTTTTTGTGCTTATTGGACTATCTTCAAAGTTTTTAAAGATCTTATCTTGTAATGTTGCATCTCTAAACAGTCGAGTGTCTGTTGCATACTTTTTGTTATCAACAGATGGGACCATTCGATAAGTCCACTTTTTATGATGTGGAGTTTCGGTTTGAATGTAAATCTGTCCGTTAGCAGTAGCAAGGAATGGACTAGCGCAGTCGAAGCTAATAGTAAACTGCTCGTTATGATATTTTCTAACAGCTCGTTGTATGTCAGTTAGCAAACAAGCCCACTCAAGTTTACTGGTACCTAGAAAGTGCATCCAGTCCTGTTTGCCTTTCTCAATTAATCCATCAAAACGTAATGCAACAAGGCGACGTAATACAAGATGAACATCACACATATTTTGTCCTCCCATCGACCACCCATTAAAGTGTTCATTAGGATAGTGCTTTGGATCACTATACTTCTTCATTCTATCATACCAGTCATCTGCTTCAGTATGATTTTCGCCCTGTAACACGTTTAAGAATTTACAGTTACCATTTCTATTACGAATGAAGTAGTCGTTGTTAATGTATGTTGCATTAACAGCTTCTTGATACGTGTTAATGCCTGTCTTTTCTCTACCATTTGGACTTCTAGCGACCCATGCTGGAATATCAAGAATCATTCCATAGTCCATAAGACTATCCATCCAGGCAAGAACCTGTTCACGCTTCTTTTTAGCCTTAGGACAGTTAGGATCTTTCCAATCGCCCTCCCACACACCTTTACCAATCTGAAAGCCTCCACTATCCCCAACAACAATACTATTGCCATTGCGTGGACGATTGCGGAACATATCTTCCTTCTCACTAAACTTGTTTAAGTCTAGTTCAGCATGACCTGCAGAATACAAGCACCACTTATAATAAAAGTATCCTGCTTCTGGATCTAGAAAGTTGAGTCCTTCGATACCATTTGTAAATCCTGCAGGAATACGTGCAGGATCAACATAGGGACCAAAACGCTGTTTACCTATAAAAGTGGAATAAAAAGAACTAACTGCTGGTAAAAATACAGCATAGTCCTTTTGTGTTTTTGTTAAATTTTCATTCATTTGTCATACCATCTCGAAACTAGTGCTATGATTATAGCACAAATCATTATTGTAATAGGTAATATTATAAAGGCAAATATCTCGTATCTGTTCATATTATGTCCATTGTGAATAATGCTCTTACATATCTGTTGGCATCAAACACGACTTGAGATCTAGCAAAAATAACAAATCCAATATCTCCAGGCTGCATTACTTCTGTCATGCTTTTGCCTGTAGTCCACACATCATCAACAACAAGACGACTTAAACTTTTTGGATTTACATATTTTTCTAATGCCTTTTGTAATTTTACCCCACCGCGTGGAATGCCATATACTTCTTTAAACTGGCAACGGTCACTAATCATTTTAGCAAGGCAATCCCAGTCTTCGTCTGTTAATGCATCACATTCAATCTTCCAATCTAGTTCTTTGCCTGCATGTGATGTAAATTTTCCTAATTGAAATAAACTCATTTTTCGTCGCTTTCGTAAATTGTCTTGCCAGTATTGTCTACATAAAATCCGGCTCTAACTTCTATTCCTTCGTCTTTTATCATTTTATCAAATTTAAAAAGTTGTCCTGTGTACCATTGTTGTCTTTTAAGTTCTATAGTTTCTTCACATTTTTGACCTTTTAAATACTCTTCAAACCGTTTGTAAAATTCGGCTTGGGTTATAGAACTCATTTTTTCCCTTCACAAAATTCGTAAAATTGTATCTCTTTAAAAAACTCATACATATCTGGTGCAACTTTTCGATCTAACCGAATAGTATAGCCATCACTAGCAAATTTAATTCTAATTGATCTAGTCTCCTCATCTAACCAAATGGTTAGATAAGGTTTACCACTAGGTTGTATAATGTCTCGTTTAATCATTTCATCTGCGCAAGAATGTAGTAATCATACACTGAAATACCACTGTCAATAGTAATTAGGATAACACCGTCATCGCTAAACTTAATAGTCTTCTCACCAACAAGTCCTAGGATACTAATGAACTGCTTAATAGGATACTGATGTGCTTGCTTGAGCTTGCCCTTAATTCCGGACTGGAACACAAAGCTACCTTCGTGGGTTGATGCATCACCGAAGTAAACCTTTAAGTCAGCACCTTCTGTCTTAACAAGGAATGTATTTTCTTCACTGTGAACTGCTGCCTGAAGCTTCATACGCTCAATGCTAACAATGCTAGGTTCAATTTCAACCTGCCAAACAGCACCCTTAAACTTTGTGGACTTAACCTTTTCGTTAACAAGTGTTTCGCCCATTAACTTGTACTCGTTCTTAAAGTCACCTGTAGCATTTTCAAAGTGAATAGAAACTGGCTTGTCTTCGCCGTTTCTCTCTTCCCATACAACTGCAACTTGTGCGTCTTCTTTATATTCGGGATTCTTCAAGTGCAAGTCTAGCTTATTAAGGAAAGGCATACCAAATGTTCCACTAACTTCCTTTACAGGATTTTTAGTAGTAGCACTAATAACAACTGTGCGATCCTCAGCTAGTGCATCAATAGTAGTGGAATTTTTGTCGCCTGTAATTTTAACAAGGTCAATAATGCCTAATGCGTGTGTATGTTGTACAAGGTCTTTTAAAAAGTCAATCACAATAAGTCTCCATTTGTTTTAGTATAGATAATTTGTCAGTCAAAGTCAAAAAGTTTATTAAAAGTATTCTTCTCATGCGTTTTACTTAGGTCCCAATCTAGAACTCCTATAAGGTTACCGATCTTGTTATCAATAATAGTTGACTCCATTTCTGCATCGTCAAAAGGTAATTCCTTAAACCATTGGGGTAACCTAAGCTCATCAACTGGGTATGCAACAGAAGTATATCCCATTGGGTTTGATCTCAATTTACAAACAATAACTTTTGATCCATCACTAATCGGAATAGAATAATGATCATTATACAATCTCTTTAGTGTGTTCCAGTTAATACTTGCTCTAACATGACCAGGCATATTTGCCTTGCCTTGTTTTTGCTCCTTTTTCATGTACTCAGTAATATTGTTTGCTCTCTTAGGAGATCCTTTTTCCCACCCTGGTCTGCTCTTAAAGTCTGTTCTAAATGCTGTAATCATATCGAGAATTTCATTTTCTTCTGCATTATTTAGAACGCGGTCTAGAACCTTACTTAAAAACTCCTGCATAAATTCTGGAGTATCTGATCTCTTAAGATCGAGCCCCATAGCTTTGATCTCACCTGGCTTATCACCGTTGTCATATCGTTTACCTTCCTTATCATAATAAAGAACAGCATAACGCTTCTTAGTAATAAACAAGCCCTTGGACGCAACAATTTCACGGCCACCTTTGATAACCTCACCGCGGCTTTTTGGACAGTGAAATGATTGCAACATAAAGTTACAAAATGTTCTGTTAACTTCATCTGCTATTTGATCATAGAGGCTAATGACATTATCTTTGGTCCAAGGAATGTTTCCGCTTTCAATATCTTTCTTTAATACATTATAAGCAGAAAAATACACGGAGTCGGTATCACCGTAAATGATTGCCTTACCCACATGGTCATATTCGCCTGTAACGATTTCATTAACCTTACTAGCCATATGCTTGGCGATCTGTCTACCAACTAGTGTAGTTGACTGTCCAATACGCTTATCAAAGAATCGGCAACCAGGATTAAGAATAGCACCATACAAACTGTTTAGGTTAATCTTCTTAACTAGCTGGCGCTTGTCCCAAAACGCATATTCGACTTTATTGTCTGCCTTTAGAGCTTCTTTGGCTTTCGCCTGTAGTTCTTTACGTTCAGCATACCAACGCTTTAGCAGTCCGGGAATAACACCTTCGAACTCATGTGTAAAGATAGTACCGTTCGAAGTTAGCATCCAAGGGTTGTTACTATCAAATATTAGCTTGTTAATCTCAGCGCCACTCATTACAGTGGATTCGCCATTTTCCCAATCAACAGTAATATCTTCAGCTTTGTCGTTAGACATAACCCAGTCATACTCAAACGTGCCAAACATTCCTTCCCATGCTGCTGCAAAGCTCTTTTTGTGTAGGCGCATCTGAGTTTCAATGTATTCGTCTGTCTTTGTTGGACGTAACTGCCCAACGATAGTTTCTGGAGCCATGTTTAGGGCTCTAATTGCTGAGGGATACAGTGAGTTAATATCAATACTGCCAATGTCGTTGTGCAATCCTTTCTTAGGATAAGCAACGTAAGCACCTGCGGCTTGGGTGTTCTCATCATCGTCACGCTTTGGACGATTGGGAACAATTAGTCCACGACGGTGTGCTTCGTTAATAATTGCCTGTTCAGTAACAGCAACAGCGCCCATTGTGGTTTGTAGCAAAACAGTATTAGCATGAGCAAGTTCGTTGCTAAGGTCAATAAATCTTAACTTGTCATCTAGCTTATTTAGAAGTGCAACGTCTTGTCTGTTATACTCAATAAACTTGCGGAAATCATTGTTATACAGTTGATCAAGAGTACCTTCATACACAGTCTTACGCTCACCGATTTCCATTTCACCGATAGCATCGAGTCGATAAGTGTGCCTCTCTTCATAAGTGTATTTGCGATAAAGTTCAAGACTATCTAGATGCACACGACCAACAAAGTCATATGTAACCATTTGACGTCCAAACTTTTCAAACTCACGCTTCTTTGGAAATTCATTCCACAAGCAGAACCGTCTTGTGTCCTCTTTACTTAGAACACGAGCAATTCTGTTTACAGTGTAAGGAACGTCGTAGCCTTCGCTGTTCCAACCGCTTAGAATATCTGCGTCGTCAATTAAGTCCAAGAACGTCTCTAACATATCTGATTCATGTTCAAATACGTAGCAGTCGCTAAACTCCTTACACATTTCTTCAGCTTTAGGTACTGAAAGTCCTTTAGGGGGAACGGATAGTGTTACTAACCTGTTGAGCCATTTAAGATGAACAGATATTGCTGTAATGCCCATAAAAGGGTCGCCAGGATCAGCAAAGCCACGTTCAGGATCAAAGTCAGTCTCAATATCGAAAAATGCAATATGTAGTTCTGGAGCATCGATGTTTAGATAATTGTCTTCTAAACATCTAAAAATTGGATTAATATCACTTTCATAAAGTCTTTTGCCGTTGTGTATCTTTAGCTCTTTATGAAAGTCCTTTTTGTTACGTGCGCTAACACGCCCTAACTTTTCTCCATAGACACTTTCGTATTTGCCTTTTGGATCTGGATAATAAAAAACATAACGTGCAGGATATTCTTTGTATTGTCTCTTACCGTTTTGGCGCTCAACAATCTTAATTACGTCGTTATTTCTGTCAAATATACCGTCAATATAACTCATTTGTTCTCCCGCGGCTTCTGGCCCGCATACCTTCTACATGTTGCTTAAGGCAACGACTCTTAAAAAATAAGCCCAGCAATAAAAATAAGATTAACACCGGCATTAATAATTATAATAGTTTTCTCTTTCCAAAGAAACCCAATTATTGTCCAAAGTGTATTAGAAAAGATATATCCATAAGCATAATATGGATAGTAATTACGAGAAGCCATAAAAGCAGAGATTAGCACACAGAATGTTCCAATCCAGGCTAACCACTGATATGGCTTCTCGTCAGTTGTCAATGATCTCGTCCAACTGTTATAAGAATGTTTTCAAGCTCGTTAAACTCATCCTGTGCGTCATTGAAGTTACGCTTGTGGGCAACGTTAACTGCCTTAGTTAAAAGACTTGGCTTAATATCAAGTTCCTCGGCGATGCTCTTAATAGTGTCTCTAAGACCTCCCTTAAGATCATCTACTTCCTGTAAAACTGCAACGCCTTGGTCAATCACACTTAACAACTTAGCCTTTTCCTCAGGCCCATAAACACGACTCATGCTTTTCTCCTTATGTATAATATACTATCAATTCATCTCAGATTCAAGATTCCAGGTTAAACTAGAACCTAAATCTACAAGTTTAACTCGATCTTCAAAATCATATCCCATAGTAACCACTTTATCGCCTAGCATATAGTCAGCAGGGCTTGCTCCCCATTTTTCTGTCCAATCTATAAGTTTTTTAGCACCACTTGGTTTTAAAATGTAGGCATGAGCACCTTCGTGCCAGTTACCTGTAGCAGCAGGTTTAGATACCCTAAATCCATGTAGCTTAATTACGTCAGTATTCTTTAGGGACCAAAGTGGTCCTTTGCAAAAAAGAACATCGCTTTCAAAAATAGCAATAGGCTCGTTCAGTTTTAAACAGCGTTTCCAAAGTTCATAATGACTTGCAAAACATCCTTTAACTCCTGGACGTAAAAATTGGTCTGCTCCCTTTTGGTATCGCTGATCGATTTTAAAAGGAAACGGCGTAGTTAGACCATTATATCCAGCAAAGAACTCAATCGGTTCCCATTTATTCCGTATAGCACTTTCTTTGAGAATAGGAAGGTGCTCTTCTGTCTTTTTATGCCCAGGCAAATAAATTACAAATGATTTCATGATAGGTACTTTTTAAAAGAATATTTATCATACACTAAATATCTCATGATTTCAATCGTAATGGCTTATTACAACAGAATTTCGCTGCTCAGATTTACTTTGAAGACTTTTTTACTATCTAATGCATCTGATTACGAAATTATAATAGTTGATGATTTTAGTGATTCAGCACATGATCCGAATTTGTTGAAAGATGAGTTTCCAACACTACCTATTCGAATTATTAAAATGAGTGACTTAGGAGAAAAGACTTGGTGTAATCCTTGTATTCCTTATAATGTTGGATTTAGAGCCAGTGTAGGTGACAAAATTATTATCCAAAATCCAGAATGTTGCCACTTAGGTGATGTAATAAGTTATACAAGTGAAAATTTAACAGATGAAAATTATTTGAGTTATCATTGTTATGCTTGTAAAGAATCTGATCTCGATATCTTACATAACGGCGGCATAATAGACATGCCAAATGAGAAAGACGAATGGTTTTGGTCGGGATGGTACAATCATAAAGAATATAGACCAGCATCGTTTCACTTCACAACTGCTATTACAAGAAATAATTTAAAAAAGTTAAACGGATTTGATGAGAGATTTGCTCATGGAATCGGATACGATGACAATGAATTTATTATTCGTGTTAAGCGTCTAGGGCTTAAGATTGATTATGTTGAAGATCCAATGGTAGTGCATCAGTTTCATGCAAAAATTAATTCTTTTACACCTGATAAATTAAACAACGAAACTTTTTACAAGGAAACAAAAGGTAACAAAAGTTTGATTAGAGTTGAAAATCAAGCAAATATTGTTTGAAAACATAACTAAATGGTTTTATAATCACTAGATGAGTAAAAAATTAAAAATTCTAACAATTCTTGGTACACGCCCGGAAATTATAAGACTATCTGTTATAATTCCTAAATTAGATCAACTGTGTGATCATCATGTTTTACATACAGGACAGAACTATGATGAAAAATTAAATGATGTTTTCTTTAAAGAGCTAGGTCTAAGAGCACCTAACTATGTAATTGATAGTAAATCAAATACGTTTTCTGAACAACTAGGCAAGATTTTAGTTGGTGTAGAACAGTACCTAACAAGTTTTCAGCCAGATCGTGTGCTAATTTTAGGTGACACTAATTCTGGATTAGCTGCAATCATTTGTGAGCGTATGGGAATTCCAGTCTATCACATGGAAGCAGGAAACAGATGTTATGACAACTTAGTTCCAGAAGAGAAAAACCGTAGAATTATAGATTCAATTTCAACTGTGAATTTGCCTTACACAAATTTAAGCAGAGAGAATTTGCTTAGAGAAGGAATTGCAAACAATAGAATTTTTGTAACTGGCAATCCTATTAACGAAGTTCTAAATGTTTATCAAAGCTCAATAGAAAAATCAATAATCTTAGATCAGTTAGGGCTTGAGGAAAACAAATATATTATTGCTACAGCACATAGAGCAGAAAATGTCGATAATGATGAAAGACTAAAAAATATTTTTGAGAGTTTTGTTGAGATTTCAAATGAATACAAGATAGTTTTTAGCTGCCATCCCCGAACTAAACAAAAGTTAGAAAAGTTCGGTATTGATACATCTAATCCAAATATTATTATAGTTGAACCTCTTGGGTTTTTTGATTTTGTGCAACTAGAGTTTCACAGTCGTATGGCGATCACAGACTCCGGAACTGTACAAGAAGAAATGTGTATATTTGGAATACCTACAATAACAATCAGAGCAACTACCGAACGTCCTGAAACTGTGTGGTGCGGATCAAATATCGTTAGCGGGTTAAATAAAGAGAGAATAATACACTGTTATAATCGAATGAAAAATAACAATGTAGTTTGGGAAAGACCTGCAGGGTATACTAAAGATAATGTGTCTGACGTAGTAGTTAATATCTTGCTTTCAAATTCGGAGAAATAAGTGAACTTAAATCAGTATAAAGAGTTATTTGAGCAATATAAGTTGCTGTCAGGTGAAAACTATTACGAAGATGGTAAAGAACAGTTCTTTGAAAAATATGGTGAACCGAGAGGTGGCTCTGCTCAATTAATATGTGAGTTTCGAACTCTACTAGAATATTATATCGACTTACAACCTAAAACAATATTAGAAATAGGAACATATCACGGTGGAACTCTTTGGTACTGGGTTAAATATGCTCCGCTTAATGCGTTAATAATTAGCATCGACGTAAATCATGAACAATGTCATTTATGGAATGAAATAGAAGCTATGAGACCTGATATTACGTTAGTAAAGATCACAGCAAACTCTGATGATCCTAAAACTCTAGAAAGAGTCATGGGATTAACTGACGAATTAGATTTTGTTTTTATAGACGGATATCATCATTTTCCAGTAGTGAGAACAGATTGGGAAATGTATGGAAAGAAGTCTAAAGTGTGTGCATTTCATGATATAGGGTCAGGATTTGATTTTGATAATCCGCAAGATATTAGAGTATTGTGGAATGAAATTACGCAAGAATATACAAATACCTTATCAATGATTAGAAGAGAACCAACTGATCTTTGTTATGGAATAGGAATAGTTGAACTCGGAGAAAATAAATGACAATATATCTAGCACCTGAGGTTGCAAGCGGATTAGGAGAAGATACTTTTTGGACTTGGTTTAAGCGTGAAGTTCCGGAGTCACAGTGGTATGATGCCTCAATACCTATTACTGACAATGATGTTATTTTAAGATACTCTACTACAGGGTCATCATTACATCCTAAGCAGACAATTTGTTTGCTATGGGAGCTTTATCCTGAAATGAATGCCATGCTGAACACTAATGAATGGGATTGGAGAGTTAATGTCATTAATGAATCAATTAGAACTTCCAGAAAATGCACAGTCGCTAGTGAAATCATGCTTCCTTATTATGATCATGCTGATACTGTAGATGTGTTACCTCTTGCACTTGATACAGAGGTATTCAAGCCACTTAACAACAAAGAAGAGTTAAGAAAGAAGTATGATCTCCCACTTGATAAGACTATCGGCGTTTGGGGTGGAACGACTCATTTAATGAAGGGCTTTGATAGATTTTTAGAATATAAGGAAGCTAATCCTAATATTCATTGGATTGTAATATGGAAGTGGTGGCAGGAAGCACAACCTGTTGACGGTTGCAGTAATTATGTTCAGATACCGCAAACACAAATGAACGAATTGTTTAATTGTGGTGACTTCTTTTTATCCACAAGCCGCTTACGCCCATACTTTATGACAGAGTGGGAAGCTCTAGCAGCAAATATGAAGTTTGTGTTTACTCATCCTATAGAAAAGGATTTTGTTCCAGGTAAGAACCCAAGGCAGCAAGTACTAGACTTGGGTTGGGATCGTATAACTGCAAAGCAAACATGGTTAGATTATATTAATAATTTTATTGCAGAGAATAATGCATGATTACAATCGTTTGTTTGATTTATCGATCAACAAAATATGCTAAGGCGGTGTATGAGAACTTACACAAATACACTCCTATGCTTTCTACAGGTGAAGCAGAATTACTCTTTGTAGCTAATGATGCTACTCCTGAAGTTTTAAAGTTCCTAAAAGACAACAAATATCCACATATTGTTAATAACAATCCGATTTATACAGATGAACAATTATTAGAGAGAGGATATTATCCTCCAGAGTATATTGGCAGAGTATATAGAGGATATAATCAGGGTGTTAAAGCCGCTAAAGGTGAAATTGTAGTTCTCATAAACAGTGATAATTTATTTGCACCAAATTGGTTAGAAAATTTATGTAAGCATATGGAGAGACGGTTAGTTGTCTGCTCACGATTAGTTGAGCGTAGCCATCCTGTGCATGGTGTATTTTGTATGGCATTACATGCTGATTTTGGTAGTCATCCAGACAATTTTAGAGAAAAAGAATTTATCGAATATGCTGAAAAGATAGCAACTGAATATGCAGGTGAAACTACTCCAGGTGGAGCATTTATGCCTTGCATGATTTATAAAGATGTATTTGAAAAAGTAGGCGGATATCCAGAAGGAAATAAGTCTCCATTAGGCGATAGCAGTATGCAGACCGGTGATAAGGTATTATTTGAAAAGTTCTTTTTCACCGAAGGTATGGGGCAACTTACAATTTGTGATTCATTATCATATCATTTTAAAGAAGGCGAGCGAGATGAGTAGTATATTTGACGGTGCTAGAATTTTAATCACCGGAGGAACCGGATCTTGGGGACAAACAATGACCCAGATGCTATTAGACGAACACGATGTAAAAGAAATTATTTGTTTCTCTAGAGGAGAACTACAGCAAGTTCTCATGCAACGTAAGTTCAAAAGTAATAAACTAAAATTTGTTATTGGTGATGTTAGAGATTATGAAGCAGTAAAAGTAGCCACACGTGGTGTTGATTATATATTCCATATGGCTGCTCTTAAACATGTTCCGATTTGTGAGGATCATCCTCAAGAAGCAATTAAAACTAATATTATTGGAACAAATAATATAGTTAATGCTGCTATTGAAAACAAGGTAAAGAAGGTTATCGATGTGTCAACTGACAAAGCGGTTGAACCTAATAACTTGTATGGTATGACTAAGTCAGTGGGCGAAAAAGTAATTATTCAAGGAAACCATTTATCGGACTATACAAAGTTTGTTTGTATTCGTGGTGGTAACGTAATGGGTTCTAATGGGTCTGTTATACCGTTGTTTATAGAGCAAATGAAAAAAGGTGAACCTATATCAATTACAGACAATAGAATGACTCGTTTCTTTTTAACATTGAGAGAAGCGATTGAGTTAGTTATTAAAGCAGCTGAAGCAAGCCACGGTGGTGAAACGTTTGTTATGAATATGCCGTCTTGTTATATTTTAGATGTTGCTGAAGTATTAATGGAAACCTATGGAAAAGTAGATGTTGATATAATGGGTGTTCGTCCAGGTGAAAAAATGGATGAAATGTTGATCTCAGAGCACGAAGCACCTCTAGCTTATTGCTATGATAAAGATTATTACGTAATACTTCCGTCTGGAAATTCTGAGTTACATGAACTATATATTGATTTAGAAAAGTTTCCTCGTCCAGAATTTTCTTCAAAGACATTCCTTATCAATAAGGAAAAAATACGTGAGATGTTAAGAAAAGGAAATTTCATATGAAAATTGTAGTCCTTGGTGCAAATGGTATGGCAGGTCATGTTGTTACAAAATATTTAAAGCAGCAGGGACACGATGTTACTGAAGTTACTAGAAATCAACTCGATGTTGAAAATCAAATTCGAGTTGAAAACTTTTTTACTATTTTAAATCCTGATATTGATTTTGTTATTAATTGTATTGGATTGCTTGTTAAGGATAGTATTGATCGTCCTGATAGAGCAATTATGATTAATTCTTGGTTCCCTCATTATATGGAACAACAATTATTAAACAGAAAAACAAAAATAATCCATTTATCGACAGATTGTGTTTTTAACGGAGCAGACGGAAGTTATCTTGAAACTGATGTACACACTGAAACAAACTTTTATGGAAAATCGAAATCTTTAGGTGAGATAAACAATAATAAAGACATAACTTTTAGAATGTCAATTATAGGACCCGAATTAAAGAACGGTACAGGACTGTTTAATTGGTTTGTAAAAAATAGTCCAGAAGAAGTAGATGGTTGGGTCAATGCTTGGTGGAATGGTATTACTACATTAGAATTAGCAAAATGTATTAACAAATATATAAACGATCCAACAATTACAGGAGTTTATCATTTAGTTAACAACTATAATGAAATTAACAAGTACGAATTATTAGTATTAATTAATGAAATATTTTCGTTGAATAAAATGATAAATCCAATTCGTGGGCCAAAACATATTAATAAGGTTTTAGTAAACACAAGACAAGAAATAGATTTTGAAATACCTAATTATCGTATTATGCTTACTGAACTAAAGGATTTTATAGTAACTTAATAGTGTCATAGGCTCTAGGTAGACCTAAAAATCGACAACGCCAATCACTTTGATCGTCGCTATTCATTCCTTCCCAATCTGATTTACGAAGCATAATTTTATTCATAACATCAGACCAGTCAGTATTAAGAACAATATCTTCTAACTTTGCTTTCCATTCTAAAATTTCGTTTAGGTTATGACGGTCTATTTCGATATGAAAGATTTCCGAAATATCTCCGTCAGGCCATTGGTATTCCATAGAAATATCAATTCCATATTTTGATTTTATTTTAAGAAGTTTGTTTAAGCAAGGCCTTTTTCTTGCAAGTTTTTCTAATTGTATTCTTGCGTCAAACCCATAATCGTATCTTGTAAGAATCATACAGTGATCAAAGTACGGACCGACTCGGGGTTCTAGTGGACCTAAAATCCATTCTTGTTCAGCACATATATGATATAATGAACGTCCTGTATGGATACCATTAACACGGTAGTATGCTTGTTCGAGTTTGTTAAGTTCAAACCCCTCCTTGTCAAAATATTTCATATTAGTGCTAAGAACAGAGTCATCATTGATAGCATGTTTTAGAGTAGGATCAGGATTAAATTGTGCTTTGGATAATTTGAACATTATGAAACTTTTAGAATAGCAAAATTAAAAATGATTGTATCTGTTAGCGGACCACTTCCGTTATTTGTAATAGTAATATTAAAACTACCAACTTGAACTCTTGAAACGGTTATAGCATAACTATCAACAGTTGCTCCACTTTGAATATTAAGAATTACAGTATCAGTTACAGCGGTAACAAAAGAATTAGTTACTGTAAATGTAACTGAAGACCCTTTTGCTATTGAAGCATTGTTTGTTGTAATTTGACCTGTACGACCATTGCAAGTTACACCTATATTCTTTGCTGCGCCAGCGCTCTGTGTAACTGTAGAATTGCCTGTAGCAATGTCATATCTAAAATAACCCGCAGCCGCTGTGATACCATTTGCTACATCAACAACTATAATTTTATTTTGTGTAGTACTACCATTTGGACATGCCCACATCTCAAGGCGCCCGCCCTGAGCAGTATTTTCTTGATTTTCGTTAGCATAGATACTAAGTCGTCCGGCGCCTGTTGCTTTCCAACCGCCACCTGTATAAGCATTTGCTACAAAGCGAGCAATTTCGTCGTTAGCAAGAACTTTAGTTGGGGATGCTGCTGTTCCGTTATATCTTCTTGCTACCCATCCAGAATATGCTCCCTGAGCATCATTATAAATTCTTGATGGAATACCTGGAGTTCCTGCTATACCAGTAATATGTAGCATAACACCAGTATTAACAGGGGGTTGGTAAATACCATCTAAACCGCCTATAATTTCGATAGCACCGGCAATCGCATCTGCATCGGGGACAAGCATTCTAACCTGTCCGTCGTTGCTTACACGGAATATAGAATTACGTGAATATATATCGCCGTCTGGATTAAAAACATTAAACTCACCTATAACATTTACAGCACCAGTACCGTTAGAGTAAATGTTAATATCTTGATTTATGTTAACAGAACTTAATGAAGCAGATCCGTCTGCTGGAGTGGTAGCAACAAAGTCGCCAAAAGTAAATTGGAAGTCTGATGCTATAAGTGTTAAGGGATTGCCACCAGGAGTTGTACCGTCACTAATTCTAAGAGCACCTGTTGCTTCGTTATAAAATATAGTTCCATAATCTCCGACCCATGTTGCAGCATTGGCAGTAGGAACTCGTCCAGCTCTTAGTTTTCTTAATGACATATCAGTTTAATCCAGCAATCTTCTTAATTCTTTCTAATTCACCACCACCTTGATTATCAAAGTCGCTAGGTACATTGACCGCTTTTTTCTTTAATTCTAGATCTTGCTGTAGTGGGAATGTCATAACACGTTGACCGTCACATTCTTTCTTAGCAGACTCGTGATCGGACTCGTCAGCGCCCTTTTTATTTTTTAGTTCAATTGGCTTAAGTCGCTTTGTAGTTGTATCTACAGGCATATTTCCCTCTTTGCCTCTTACCATACTAAAAATGGCATTAATTAATTCTTCCGCTCTCATTATAGCATCCTTGTTAGTGTATTTATCAGTCGTCTGGGTAGATAATAGTTCCTGTTGGAAACTGCGGTGGTCCGGAACTATCGCCTACCTGTTGTGCTATTTTCCAGTCCTGAACATATTCTGCCCAAGCAAGTTTTGCTGCTTTACGATCTTCTTTAGTGTCGGCAGGGTCGGTGCTTTTAGAATGAGCTATACCGTTTGGATCACGAGGATCGTTTGGTCTATTTGGATTATATGGTGCTTGTACAGTTAAGTTTGCCATTATTTCTTAATCTTTACACAGTTGTCAACGGTCTTACCGCCTTTTTGTTTTGTCCCCATGCGCTTGTATCCTTTCCAACAAGCCTTACCATCTACGCCTTTTTGCTTATCTTCGTTAACTTCTTCGTACGCCATATAATCGTGAACAGAATTAAGATAATCAGCAGCCTTAGTAATCTTTGCTGCTACCCAACCTTCTAGGTTATCGCCATCTTTGATTATCTCCATAAGAGCTATAGCATTTTTACAAGCATTGTAGAGTTGACCCTTTGCCATTGATGCTTCGTGATCCGTCTCGGTACCTTCATCATACTTGTCGTACTTGTTACGAATTTTGTCTAATTTTTCGTCACTTGCTCCGTTACGCCCTGCCTTAGCAAGGGCCTTCATACCGTCCTTACCGTATTTCATAACGCCTTTACCAGCACGACTCATTGTTTTGTCATCTTCTTCTTTAAATGCTCTTCTGTAAGAATTTGGATCCATACTATGACGACTTCCGATAACATGCTTACCCTCGCCACCAAGCATTAGGTCATACATTAATTTGATAACATCTATTGGTTTTCTTTTGCTGTCAATAGTTTTATTAAGCCAGGCAATCTTTTCAGGACGCATTGGTTTTTGACTTGGAGTAGAAATTAATTCTTTAGCATATGCCTTCATCTGATTGACATCAGTCATTTTTTCCATTTTCTTAATATCATCTATTGAGAAGTTATCAGGCATACGATTATCTAATTCGTTCATCTTCATATTATTTTCCTTAACGTGTTTAGCAAATAAAGCCTCTAATCCATTAACAACTACATCTATATTTTGAGTAGCAAAAAACTTAGCAAATAGATCAATAAATGGCTGTGGAACACTGTGGCGAGCAGCGTCCTTCAAATAAATTTCGTTATTACGGGGCGGTTTAAACGCCCCGTCTTTATAAATGCTTAGATCTTTTTCGCCTTTAACTACGTAGAAAATATGATCTGAATAAAGTTGAAGCTCTAAACTCCCAACCTGTAAACGATTACCTCTACGACTTACTACACCCTCGTTAATTAATTCATCAGCTCTCATGCTGATATTTATCTTTATCGGCGTGCATGGAGGTACCAATTAACACGGTCCGTTAATTGGTTGTCTTGGCTACGAGCAGACTTTTTGCTGCTAGTTCTAATCTTGTGTCGCTTCATTACATATCTACGATGTGCATGTTTGTTCCAACCGTTTTTATATTCATGCTCATCTAAGCAGGCAAGAGCTTTTCTTTTAAGGTCACCACGAGGTGGAATTACTTTGACTTGTTGTGAGTAGTATGGCCATAAGGTATCAAAATCAGCCCAATTAACTTCTGTTGTGAGCTGATCGTTTAAAAGTCTAGTTGTCATGTAAATTACTCCT